TCAGATGCAACAGCAAGAACTGCAACTCAAATCCGAAGAACTCAAGCTGAAACAAACGAAAACAATGGCAGATATTGCCGCCAAGCAGGATCAACTTGAGATCGAGGACAAGCGTATTGAGGCCCAGAAAGAGATCGCTGGTATGCAAGTTGGAGCAAAGACTGCCAAAGATCGGGCTGACCTACAGGCAAAGATGCAATTGGAAGGCGTTCGGATCGGGTCAGAAGTAGCCCGCACCCAAGCGCAGATGGAACAACAGAGCCGTAAAACAAACAAACCGACAAAAGGTGAGTGATGGACAGAACGCTGGAAATCATCAAGCAAAAGATTAACGAGAAGCAAGCACAGATGTCGTATGCCATAAGCAGCGGCACTGCAAAGGATTTCGCAGAGTATCGCGCAATGTGCGGGGAAGTACGTGGTCTCTCCCTCGCTGAAGGATATATCTTAGACCTCGCAAACCAAATGGAGCGCAACGACGATGAGTGAAATTATTATCGCTACAGACAGCGGTGAGACTTCTACCCTGCCAACAGCAGCAGAAGAAAAAGCAAAACAACTCCCAGAACCAGTCGGATACCACATTCTGGTAGCCCTGCCTGAAGCGGAAGAGAAGTACGAAAGCGGAATCATCAAGTCTGATGAGACTCGTCGTTTTGAGGAAGTATTGGCCACTGTGTTTTTTGTCGTGAAGCTCGGCCCAGACGCGTACAAAGATAGTGTCAAATTTCCGACAGGCCCTTGGTGCAAGCAGGGAGACTTTATTCTAGCTCGCCCTAACTCTGGCACACGTCTAAAGATACATGGACGTGAATTCCGTTTGATAAACGACGATACTGTGGAAGCAGTCGTTGCAGACCCTCGTGGCATTAGCCGCGCATAAGGAGAAGATATGGCAATGAACAAGACTGAGTTCGAGTTTCCAGACGAACAAGAAAATAAGGTAGAGGCGCAGCAAGAAGAAGCCCTAGACTTTGAGGTTGAAGACGATACCCCTGCGGAAGATAGAGGCCGTGAGCCACTGCCAAAGGAGATCGTGGACGAGCTGGATAAAGACGAATTGGAGGATTACTCCGAGAAAGTCAAAATCCGGATGAAACAGATGAAAAAGGTGTGGCATGACGAGCGCCGCGCCAAGGAAGAAGCCCACCGGGAACGGGGTGCTGCGGAGGAGTTTGCCCGCAAGATCCTTGAGGAAAACAAGAAACTTAAGGGCCGTCTGTCAGAAGGTGAGAAGAACTATCTCGATACATACAAAGGCGCGGTTGAATTAGAGTTAGACGCTGCCAAACGTGCCTATCGGGAAGCCTATGACGCAGGGGATACAGATCGCCTGATTGAGGCCCAAGAAAAGTTAGCAAATGCAAACTATAAGTTGCAGAAAGCAAAAGAATACGTTCCTACTTTACAACATGAAGAAAGTAGTGTAAAAGGTGAGCCAGAAGTCCAAGTACCTCGCCCTGACCCAAGAGCTGATTCGTGGCAAGAACGAAACACATGGTTCGGTCAGGACGAGGAAATGACCAGTCTTGCACTTGGCCTACACAACAAGCTGGTCAAACAGTACGGGCAAAAGTACACGTCCACCGACGAATACTGGAAGACGATTGATGACACGATGCAACGTCGATTCCCGGAACAGTTCCCAAAGTCAACGCAGCCGGAGAGATCTGGTTCGCGCACCGAAAAAGCGTCAACTGTGGTCGCTCCTGCGACTCGAAGCACTTCCTCCAAGAAAGTTGTGCTGAAACAGTCCCAGTTGAGCATCGCTAAGAAGCTTGGTCTAACCCCTGAGCAATACGCCCGTGAGATTATGAAAATGGAGGCCACTAATGGCTGAAAACAAACTTAGTCGTGAGCTAGAAACTCGTACCGTGCAGGCACGTCCCCAGCAGTGGGCACCACCTGAGCTTTTGCCTGAACCAGATAAGCAGCCCGGTTTCGCGTACAGATGGATTCGTGTCTCAACCTTGAACAATGCCGACCCTCGTAACATCTCCGCAAAACTGCGGGAGGGCTGGGAGCCGGTCAAGATTGAAGAACAACCAAAATTTCAACTGCTACTTGACCCTAATAGTCGTTTTAAAGACAACATTGAGGTCGGGGGATTGTTGCTTTGTAAGACCCCTCAGGAGTTGGTTGACCAACGTAATTCACATTACCAACGTCAAGCCGAAGGCCAGATGGAGTCTGTAGACAACAGTTTGATGCGCCAAAGCGACCCACGGATGCCACTCTTCCAAGAGCGAAAATCCTCAACGTCGTTCGGCAAAGGCAAGTAACCTAACTTAGGAGCTATTTATGGCTTATCCGATTGTAGATGCACCATACGGCCTAAAGCCAATCAATTTGATTGGTGGTCAGGTATTCTCGGGTGCTACCCGTAACATTCCTATCGCATCAGGGTACAACACCAATATTTTTAACGGTGATATCGTTACCTTAGTTGCTGGCGGCACTGTCGCTAAATCCGCTCTTGCTGCCGAGACTAGTCCTGTTGCAGGTCTGGTTGGTGTGTTTTTGGGCTGTTCTTATACGAACCCAAGCACAAAGCAAAAAGTGTTTGCGCAATACTGGCCTGCTGGCACCGTTGCGTCGGATGCTGTTGCTGTTGTTTGTGACGATCCAGACACCCTGTTCAAGGTGGTTTTGGTCGCTGGTACTACGGCTGATGATGTTGCTTCGGGCCTGCTTCCTGCCTATCTGGGTCAGACCGTTGTCGGTAGTAACGTGCAGTTCGTGCAGAACGCTGGCTCGACCACCACTGGTGATTCGAAAGTCGCTGTCTATACCGCTGCCGGTGCCACCACTTCCAGCTTGCCTGCCCGCGTCGTTGACGTTGTGCCAGATACGGCTAACTCGTCCGGTAACTTCGTTGAGCTGATCATTAAGTTCAACTTTGGCTACCATTCGTACTACAACGCCACCGGCATCTAAGGAGCTAAATAATGGCTATTTCACGCGCACAACTACTTAAAGAACTGCTCCCGGGCTTGAATGCACTGTTCGGTCTGGAGTACGCCCGCTACGGCGAAGAGCACAAAGAGATCTACGAAACTGAGACCTCTGAGCGTTCGTTCGAAGAAGAGACCAAGCTGTCTGGCTTCTCCGCTGCACCAGTCAAAAACGAGGGTTCTGCCATCGCTTATGACAACGCACAAGAAGCTTGGACTGCTCGATACAACCACGAGACCATCGCTTTGGGTTTCTCCCTGACGGAAGAGGCTATCGAAGATAACTTGTACGACTCCCTGTCGGCTCGTTATACCAAAGGTTTGGCTCGCGCTATGGCGTACACCAAGCAAGTTAAGGCGGCTAGCGTCCTGAACAACGGCTTCACCAACACCGCTCAGTACTACGGCGGCGACGGCGTGCCTCTGTTCTCGGCTGCTCACCCCCTTATCTCTGGTGGCGTTAACAGCAACATCCCATCAACCGCTGCTGACTTGAATGAAACGTCGTTGGAAAACGCTGTGATTCAGATCGCTGCTTGGACTGATGAACGTGGCCTGCTGATTGCGGCTCGTCCGAAGAAATTGATCGTCCCACCAGCACTGCAATTCGTTGCTACGCGTCTGTTGGAAACTGAACTCCGCGTCGGCACTAACGACAACGATGTCAACGCGATCAAAAACAACGGCTCGATCCCAGAAGGCTATGCGATTAACCACTTCCTGACCGACACGAATGCTTGGTTCTTGACGACCGACGTTCCAAACGGCATGAAGCACTTTATCCGTAGCCCAATCTCCCAGTCAATGGATGGAGACTTTGATACGGGCAACGTTAGGTACAAATCGCGCGAGCGTTACAGCTTCGGCTGGTCAGATCCCCTTGGGATGTACGGTTCCGTCGGAGCATAAGCCAAAAGCTAGTGTTCATGCGGGTTTAGAGGGGGCTTCGGCCCCCTTTTCTTTTCCTTTACTTTTTATTCTTTTATCTGTATAAAGAGGTTAACTCCGGGGATATATCCGGTGCTTGCGAACAGCCCCCGGCTGACTTTCATGCAGATCGCTTGCACCTAACCGCATGAAGGAAAAATTCAATGGCTATTTCTACTACCCAAGCAATTTGGCGTTCCGCTGGTGGCGATCAAACTCGCACCGCATACTGTGGCTCCGGCGTTATGGCTGCTCAGTTCTACATCGCTGACGCATCGGTTGCTACCCCTACCAAAGTCCTGAACAAAGTTAGCGGTCAAGACCTGATCCTTCCGGCTGGCGCTGTTGTGCTGTCGGTTGCAATCAACGACGCAGGCACAGGTTCTGTTGACCTCAACACTCTCGGCTACACAAGCGGCACTGCCACGGCAGCTGCAATCGCTAATAATCTGTCCGTCGCCGCTGCTGGTGTTATCACCTCTGGCTTGACCTTAACTGCGACTACCGAAATGTCCTACGTAACGGTCACTATTGACACTTCCGGTGCTGGTACAGTCGGCGGATTCATCACTTACTTCGTCGCAGACCCACTGGTTGGCCAACAAAACGTCTAACTAGGAGCATCACCATGATGCAAACAGACGTTAGGTCGGCACAGGTAACCTCGACCAACACAGCGTATGCTGGCCCAACCCGTGTAAAAGCGGTAACAGTCAGCTACGCAAGTGGCGGTACAGTTGTACTTAAAGACGGCGGTGCAAGTGGAGCTACACAGTTCTCGTTCACCGCACCGGCTGCTGCTGGTTCAGAGCATATTCTGTTCCCCGGTGAGGGCATTAAATTCGATACGGACGTACACGCAACCCTAGCTAGCGCAACCATTGTGGTGTTCTATGGCTAGTAGCATTACATCCTCTATCTCTCGCTTCGGGCTTACGGAGCCGTTCGAACTACAGGTGGCTCGGGGTCAGATTACGGGGCACTCCACGGTAAATATTTTTGGATTCAATCCTACGGTTGGTACCGCATTTATTACTCCGTGGGAACTTAATACGGCCTATGTTTTTCCTACCGTTGCGGTAGTGATGGCGATGGTCAGTACCTCCGCGCTTGATACAGGGATGCGTATTCTAGTACAGGGGTTAGATGCAGATTACAACCCCATAAGCGAGTTGGTAACTATTACGGGTACTACGCCAGTTAACACCACCAAAGCATACTTTCGAATCAACGCAATGAGCGTTATAGATGCAGTTATTGTTGGTAACGTTACAGCATCTAACGGTGGTGTGACATATGCGCAGATCACGGATGGGGTAGGTAGAACCCAGATGGCACAGTACACGGTTCCTGCAAACCACTCTCTGTTCCTATACCGCCTTAACGCATGGTCAGCCACAGCAACAGGCAATCAGTACATAACCTTTAGAAATCGCATTCAGACCGACGGCGCTAGGTATGACGTGGCACAAGCTACATTTTCGGGCGCTCCGTTTGAAGTACAGCGTAGAATCCCTTTCGTGTATTCGGCCAAGACTTCTATTCAGCTACAGGTTAAGTCTAGCGCTAGTACTAACGACGTAGCAGTTGCTGCCGAGGGTATTTTGATAAAACTAAACGGGTTAGCATAATGGCTAAGAAAACCCCATCCCTTGCTGTTGGTCGCGGCGAAAAACTTCCTGTAAAACAGGGAGCTGGTTTAACCGCCAAAGGCCGCGCTAAGTACAATAAAGCAACCGGGTCAAACCTGAAGGCTCCACAGCCCGAGGGTGGCCCACGTAAAAAATCCTTCTGCGCGCGTATGAGCGGTATGCCCGGCCCCATGAAAGACGAGAGCGGCAAGCCTACACGCAAAGCAGCTTCACTAAAGAGATGGAAATGCTAATGGAACATCACGATACCGCAAAAAGTGTAGTAGACGTAGTGTCTGTTGCTACGGTGGTAGGCACACTTGTACAACTACTACCTGCTGTAGCCGCGCTTCTTACCATCGCATGGACAATAATTCGCATCTACGAAACCGAAACCGTCCAGAAGATGCTGGGCAAAAGGAACGATAATGGCTGAACCAAAACCAAAAGTAAAAGCAGAACCGAAAGCAGAACCAAAGAAAAGTACCGCAGCGATACCATCCGATATTGCGGATGTACTGCAAACGCGGAAGAACCAAAAAGATTTCGAGGCTGGCGAGAAAGCCCGTAAGAAGAATATGGGCGAGATTGGGTTCAAGTCCGGTGGCTCAGTCGGCTCCGCATCGCGACGTGCTGATGGCTGCGCAGTTCGCGGCAAAACCAAAGGGAGGATGGTCTGATGGCTAAGATGCGTAAGTTTAGTGGTGGTGGCGGTACCGGCCTGAAGAAAGAAACCTTTGGTGAAGCGTTTAAGCGCAACCGTGCTAGGGGCGAGAAAACTTTTGAGTGGAACGGTAAGAAGTACACCACTGAAACTAAAGAAGATGTTGCGAAGAAATCCGCACCGGATGAATCCGCTGCTGAAACAGCCCGTCTTCGCCAAGTCCCCAAAGCCTCTAGTGCCGAGATGGAACGCCGAGGTAAGCGAGAGAAAGAACAGGCAATTGAGTCCGTAAATCCCGAAGATTACGTCGGCGTCGGCGCGGCAGCAAAAGCCCTCCCAAAACTTGCTGCCCGTGCTGCAGCTAAGACCGCCCCTAAAGCGGTTTCAAAGCGTGTTGAGCCTAGTATGGCAAGTCCTAAGCGAACTCCTAAAGACGCTGATGAAGCCCGCTTTGCCGACGAAGGCAACCCAAACTTCAAGCGTGGCGGCAAGGTCAAGAAGATGGCTTCCGGCGGTTCTGCCTCCAAGCGTGCAGATGGCTGCGCAATAAGAGGTAAGACTCGTGCCTAGTACGAGTAAGAAGCAGCATAACTTTATGGCTGCTGTGGCCAAGAACCCCGCCTTCGCAAAGAAGGTTGGGGTTAAGTCGTCAGTAGGTAAAGAGTTTCTTTCCGCCGACAAAGGCAAATCATTTAAACAAGGTGGTGCTATGGCTACAAAAATGAAATTCCCTGCTCCGAGCAAGATGGGCGCTGTTAAGACCGCTGCCCCTAGCAAAGACGGTGTCGCTACTAAAGGCAAAACCAAAGGCAAAATGGTGTCCATGCCCGGTGGTAAAGGTATGAAAAAAGGCGGAATGTGTAAGTAAGGGGTTAATATGAAATTTCTTAAAAAAGCACTAGGCGCAGTAAGCCCTTTATATGGGGCAATTACTGGCGAAGGCATGATGGGGCAGATGCTAAACCCCTCAGAAGCCGCTAAGATTGCCAAAAGGGCACAGGAAGAACAGGAAGCCGCCGAGAACCAAGCTAATGTTGTTCGGCAGGAACGTATCAAAGCTAGTGCAACAAGCGGTATGAAAAAAGGCGGCAAGGTTTCGTCTGCCTCTAGTCGTGGTGACGGTATAGCCCAGCGCGGTAAAACGCGTGGAAAGATGTACTGAGATGAGACCTTCTCGCGGTATGGGTGCAATCAACCCAGCTAAGATCAAAACCATCCGTAAAAAAGATGGTAATGAACCCGTGAAAGTGTATAAAAAGGGTGGCGAGGTTTGGGATAAACCCAACCCTAAGAAGAAATCAACGCCACTCTCCCCGGCAAAGAAGTCGGCAGCTAAGGCTGCAGCTAAGGCTGCTGGTAGACCCTACCCTAACCTGATCGATAATATGAGAATGGCGAGGAAGTAATGGCCGTAACCACCTCCACAACGAGTTTTAACCCAAACCTCAACGAGCTTATGGAAGAGGCTTTTGAGCGTTGCGGCGTGGAGATGCGTACTGGCTATCATTTCCGTACTGCGCGTCGTAGCTTAAACTTCCTTATCACCGAGTGGGCTAACCGGGGCATTAACCTGTGGACAGTAGAGCAGGGTCAGATCCCTCTAATTGAAGGGCAGACCGTTTATGATCTACCTAATGACACCGTGGATCTTCTGGAACATGTTATTCGCACTAGTCCCGGACAGCTTAGTACCCAAACAGATATCAACATTAGTCGGATTAGCGTCTCCACCTACTCCACCATTCCCAACAAGTTAGCCCAAGGGCGTCCAATTCAGGTGTGGATTAACCGCCGTTCGGGGCAGACTAATGACACACCCGGTGCAACTGCTGCGGTGCCTCAAATAAACGTCTGGCCAACTCCAGATCAAGGTACTGCCCTTCAGCCATTCTATTATTTTGTGTATTGGCGCTTACGCCGTATAGTGGATGCTGGTACGGGCGCTAATGTTGAAGAGATTCCGTTTCGCTTCCAGAACGCAATGGTAGCTGGGTTGGCATATATGCTGGCGATGAAGTTGCCAGACGTGTCTCCAGAGCGTTTGATGATGCTGAAGGGTCAGTACGACGAGGCTTGGGAACTAGCATCATCCGAGGACAGAGAGAAAGCACCGATCCGGTTCGTCCCACGGTCTACTTTCTACCGGTGATCTATGGGAAGTAAATACGCGTCTGGCAGACACAGCATAAGTGAGTGCGACCGATGTGGGTTTCGGTACAAGCTGACAGAGCTACGCAAGCTAATAATCAAGACGAAGCAAGTCTCGATCAAAGTATGTAAAAACTGCTGGGAACCAGATCAACCGCAATTGTCTCTTGGTCTGTATCCCGTAAATGATCCTCAAGCTGTACGAGAGCCTCGCCCTGATATAAGCTATAGGCAGTCAGGAGTTCTTGCAGATGGCAGTACAGGGGAAGGTAGCCGAGTATTCCAGTGGGGTTGGGCACCGGTTGGTGGGGCAAGTTCAAACGATGCGGGGCTAACACCCAATGCTCTGACTTCTCCAGCGGCAATAGGCATCGTAACGATTACTTAGGAGTAAATTATGAAACACTCAGACATAGCAAAAGACAAGCCGGTTATGGAAAAGATCGCCAAGAAGGCGGTTAAAGGCCACGAGAAGCAGATGCACGGCATGAAAAAGGGCGGCGTTACTGGCGAAGCCATGAAGAAAATGGGCCGCAACCTCGCTCGTGCAGCAAACCAACGGAGCCGGTAGTGGCTAAGTTCTCCCAGAAATTGGGTGGCAAAGAAGTCGGTCAGGCGTCTGTGTATGCCGCACCGCACAATATGGCTGGAGGCCCTATGGAAATGAAAAAATATTCTGACCCAATGCGTCAGATCGCCAGCGACTTTAAACCCGGCAAACCCACAGGTCGTGTAAGTCTGGGTGATCCTGCTCGGGAAGATACAAAGACGGATGGTATTAAGGTACGCGGCACAGGTGCTGCGACTAAGGGCTTAAAAGCCCGTGGCCCAATGGCATAAGAGATAAAACGTGGACTACACAACGCTATTTAATACAGTCAAAAGCTATTTGCAGAATGACTTCCCGGATACTGTGTTCTCGGACACGGCGGGGACTGGCCTTGCTGTAGTCACAAGCGCTGAGCAGATTGATACGTTCATCAAGCAGGCGGAGAGTCGTATCTATAACTCGGTGCAGATTCCTGCCTTGCGCAAGAATATGGTGGGTGTAACCTCTGCGGGCAATAAGTACCTTTCTTGCCCAACTGACTTCTTGTCCGTCTTTTCAATGGCGGTTATCGAGAACATAAGCACCCCTGCCGAGAACTACACGTTCTTACTTAACAAAGACGTAAACTTTATTCGTGCTGCATACCCTAGTTCGCAAAGCCGGGGGTTGCCTGAATACTACTCTTTGTTTGGCCCGACGGTTGTGACGAATGTTATTACCAACGAGCTTAGCTTTATTCTCGGCCCAAC